CCGCGCGAGGTGGCCGTCCTCGATGACGCCGTGTTCGAGGTGCTGCACAACTCCGGCCCGTTCCTGTTCGGCACGGCCCGCGTCGTGCTGATCACCCGCCAGTCCGCCGCCCCGCTCGGCGCCGACAGCCTCGGCAGGTTCGAGCGCACCAGCAACTACGCGTTGCGCGCTCACCGGCCGCACCCCCGACTTGAGTAGGAGGACTGTCCCTTGTCCACCCCCGTACAGCCGGCCGAGACCGAGACCGCGCTCGCGCGCCGCTACCGCTTCGAACTCGACACGAGTTCGACGAGCACCCCGTCGTGGGTGATCGTGCCCGGCATCCAGGAGTTCGACCCGGCGGTCGACCCGACGCAGCAGGATTCCACCACCTACGAAGACGGCGGCTGGGCCGACAGCACCGTCACACAACTCGCGTGGTCCGTCGAGCTGACGATGCTGCACCGCTACCACCCGACCACGAAGGCGTTCAACGCGGCTCAGGAAAAGCTGAGGCTCGCGGCCGAGAGCTTCGGCAGCGGCGCGACCGTCCACGTGCGGTGGTACGACCGCGAGGGCCGCGCCGACGCGTACGAGGGCCGCGCCCTGGTGACGTGGGACCCGGACGGCGGAGCAACCGACGACCTCGACTCGGTCGGGGTCACGCTCACCGGCAAGGGCGCGAAGACCGCGATCACCAACCCGCTCGCGGGGAGTGGTTCGTAATGGCCTTTCAGGAACTCGGCAACCTCCTCGACGACAGCCTGCCTCTACCGATCAAGGGCAAGACGTACAAGGTTCCCGCGCCGTCCGCGGCGACCGGTCTTCGGGTGCAGGCCATCATGCAGGCCGCCGCTACGGCCGCCGACGGCGGACAGGCCGACCGCGAAGTCCTCGCGGATGCGGCCGAGCGCGACATGTACGCCGACGTGCTGGGCACCGCGCACGCCGAGATGGTCGCCGACGGGGTCGAGTGGCCGGTGCTCAAGCACGCCGCCGTGACCGCCATGGTGTGGATCATCCAGAGCAAGGACCGCGCAGAGGCGTACTGGAACACCGGCGGCGACCCTTCTCAACTGGCCCCGAACCGGGAGCAGCGCCGCAGTACATCGGGTGCGGCGAACAAGACCCGGTCTCGGGGCTCTTCGAGTGGTACGAGGCCCCGCCCGGCCAACCGGCGCGGAGGAAAGGGCAGCAGCGGCGCAGCCCACAAGTGACGTGGGCCCAACTCCTCGACGAGTGGCCGCTCGTCGAGGCCGACCTACACGAATTCTACGGCGTCGACGTCGGCGCGCCCGGCCTGCTCGACGAGCGGTCGTGGCGATGGCTGCGCGTGCGCATCTTCGGCCTGCTCTCCGCCGACTCCCGCATTCAACGCCTGTTCAACCCCCCACCGGAGCCGAAGAAGCCCCGGCGTAACTGAATACCGCGCCCCGCGTGCGCGGCCCCCTTGAGAGGAGGCCCGCGCATGGCACTCACTGTCGGCGAACTCGCCGCGACGATCACCGTCGACGACAGCGAGGCCGAGCAGGGCCTCGACAGCTTCCAAAACCGCCTACGGGCCGCCCTCGCCCGCATCACCCAACGCGCCCGCGCCGGCGGCGAGGACGCCGGCAGCGCCCTCGGCGACGGCCTCGACGAAGCCGCCGGCGACGGCGCCGAGGACGCCGGCGACACCCTCACGGGCAAGCTCAAGGGGCTTGCCATGGGCGTGATCGGCGGCGCGCTCGGCGCCGCCCTCATGGCCGGCCTGTCCGAGGCCATCGGCCAAGGGCAGATCACGGCCAAGCTCGGCGCGCAGCTCGGCGCGACACCGGCCGAGGCGAAGCGGTACGGCGAGGCCGCCGGCGACCTGTATTCGAACGCGATCACCGAGGATTTCCAGGGCGCCGCCGAGGCGATCAAGGCGACCATGGGCGCCGGCCTGCTCCCGCCGGACGCGACGAACGCGCAGATCGAATCCATATCGACGAAGGTCGCCGACCTCTCCAGCACCTTCGACCAGGACCTCGGCGGGGTCACGAACGCGGTCTCGCAGATGCTGCGGACCGGTCTCGTCTCCTCGGCCGACGAGGCGTTCGACGTCCTCACCAAGGGATTCCAGTCGTCCGCGAATAAAGCCGATGACCTGGTCGATACGTTCAACGAATACGGCACGCAATTCCGTAAGGCGGGATTGGACGGCGCCACGGCCGTTGGCCTGATGAACCAGGCCATTCAGGCAGGCGCCCGAGATTCCGATATCGCTGCGGACGCCATCAAGGAATTCAGTATCCGAGCCGTTGACGGCTCGGCGAGCACTGCGGCAGGTTTTCAGGCTCTCGGCCTGAATGCCGAAGACATGGCCGCGAAGTTCAGCAAGGGCGGCACCTCGGCGACGGCCGCACTCGACACCACGCTCGATCGGCTCCGGGCGATAAAGGACCCGATCAAGCAGTCGCAAGCGGCGACCGCACTTTTTGGAACTCAGGCCGAAGACCTCGGAAAAGCGCTTTATGCGATGGACCCGAGTACCGCCGCGAAGGGTCTCGGCGAGGTCGGCGGCGCAGCCGACGCACTCGGCAACAATCTCCGTGACAATGCCGGGGCGCAACTGACCGCTTTCAAGAATTCGATGCAACAGAACCTTGTCGAATTCCTCGGCGACAACGTCGTACCGGTCCTGACCACGTTCTTCGGATTCGTCGGCAAGCACCGAGCCGAGTTCACCGTCGCCGCGGTGGTCATTGGTGCGGCGTTCGCCGCGATCGGTGTTGCGGCGACGATCGCGGGCGCAGAGATGGCCGCTGCCTGGATCGCCGGCCTCGGGCCCGTCGGCTGGGTCGGTATGGCTATCGCCGCCCTGGTCGTGCTCGTCATCACCTATTGGGACGAGATCAAGGGGTGGACGCTCGCTGTCTGGGATTGGATCGTCGGGAAACTGATCTGGGCCAAAGACATGATGGTTCAGGCGTTCATGAACTTCACCCTGATCGGTCTGCTGATCAGTCATTGGTCCTCGATCCGGGATACCGCCGTTTCATCGTGGAACGGAATCGTGGGTTGGCTCAAGGGAATCCCTGGACGCCTGTACAGCCTGTTTCTTAACTGGACGCTGCTCGGCCTGATCGTCAAAAACTGGACCGCGATCAAAAACGCGACCGTCGGCAAGGCGACCGAAATGGTCGACTGGATTCGCGGACTCCCCGGGCGCCTCTCTTCTGCGATCGGCAACAACCTGTCCGGGCTGCTCGTCGGTAAGGGAAAGAACATCGTTCAGGGTCTGTGGAACGGCATCGTGTCCATGGGTAGTTGGCTCAGAAATAAGATCACGGGTTGGGCCAAGGAAGTCATTCCGGGGCCGGTCGCGAAAGCGTTGGGCATTGCGTCGCCGTCCAAGGTCATGGCGCGCGAGGTCGGTCGGTGGATTCCCGCCGGCGTCGTCGACGGAATCGAATCCGGCTCCGGCGCGGTCGACCGGGCCATGTCCAATCTCGTGTCCGTGCCCACAGCCGGACAGGCGACCGCGGCGAATGTCGCCGCACAGACCGCGAGCGCCACGAGCGGCGGGGGCACCCAGCCGGTCGTCACGTTCACCTCGGACGGCAGCCGCGTCGGCGACTTCCTGCTGTCGGTGTTCCGGGACGCGGTCAACGTCCGTGGCGGAAACGTCCAGTTCGCCGTGACAGGAAGGAGTGCGTAACCGTGGCATTCCCCGACCAGCCGCTCGGCCTCAAGGGCGAGTTGCGCATGGGTTCAACGTGGCAGGACATCACCGGCGACCTGTACACGCGCGACCCGATCACCCACACCCGCGGGCGCCCGTACAAGTCGAACGCCGCCGATCCCGCCGCATGCGCGGCCACCATCCGCAACCTCGACGGAACGTACACCCCCCGCAACCCCGAAGGCCCGTACTACGGCCTGTTCAACCGCAACACCCCCTTCCGCTACACGCTCCCCGGCGGCCCGCTCCACCTGGAAATGCCCGGCACCGCCGACCGCGCCACCACACCCGATGTGACCGCCCTCGACATCACCGGGGATCTTGATATCCGGTGGGAGGGCGAGACGAACTGGTTCTCGTCCGGGACTCAGTTCCTGATCGGCAAGTGGGGCGCGGCCGGTAACCGCTCCTACTACCTGATAGCGCGAGCAGGGGTGTTGTACCTGAACACCACCAGCGGCGGGACCACCGTCGACGGGGGCGGGTTCGCAGCGCTACCCGCAGCTCTGCCGCGCCACGCTGCGGTACGCGGGACCCTCGACGTCGACAACGGGGCCGGCGGGTTCACGCTGCGCCTGTACTGGGCACCGTCGCTTGCCGGCCCCTGGACGCAGTTCAGCGGCGATCTGACCAGTTCGGCGCCGGTCTCCATCTTCAGCGGCACGGCGCCGTTGTCGATCGCGCCGGAACAGACCGACGTCACCCCGCCGCGCCGCGCGGTCACCGGCACGGTCTACAAGGCCGAGGTCCGCAGCGGCATCGACGGCACACTCGTTGCCGCGCCGGACTTCACCGCGCAGCCGATCGGCACCACCTCGTTCACCGACTCGGCCGGCCGCGTGTGGACGCTCGCCGCGGGCTCCGCGATCACGGACCGCATCGTGCGGTTCG